TGCCCGAAGAAACTCAGATTCTAAAAAAGGCCGAACCAGAGGAAAACTTTGAGTTTGTAGTGGAGGGGGAAGAACAGGCACCCCCACCCCGAAAGGCTCCCAAAGTCGAGGTTGCTGATACTGACGAGTTAAGCCAGTACAAGGCCAGTAAGGACGATGAGTACGAGCAACTCAAAAAGGAACTTGAGGAAGAGCGCTCCCACCGGCAACGGTTCCAAGAGGAGCAAGAAGAGGCGCTCCGGTACGCCCAAGCCGCTATGGAGGAAAACAAACGGCTTAAGACGGTGCTGGATCAAGGCGCCAATTTATACACTGATACTGTCAAATCTAAATTAGACACTGAGTTGGCTTCTGCCCAACGGGCTTATAAAGAAGCCTATGAGTCTGGGGATTCTGAGGGTATGGTGCAAGCCCAAATTAAGATGACCGAGATTGTTTCCGAAAGAAAAGAACTTTCTCGTAATCCCCCTTTACAACAGGCAGAAACTGCTGTATATAGTCAACCCATACAGCAGCAAGTTGCTTCAAGTCCGGCTGTACCTAAGACCGATCCAAAGGCGGAAGCCTGGTTCCAAAAGAACTCGGAGTGGTTTGGTAAAGACGATGAGATGACGGCAATTGCTTATGCTGTTGACAAAAAACTCATGCGAGAAGGCGTAGACCCTCGCACGGATGAATATTACAGACGGTTGGATGAGCGTATACGTCAAGTCTTTCCTGATAAGTTTGACAGCGTAGAACAACCTCAACAACGTACTGTAAAACAGCAATCCACTGTGGTTGCTCCGGCTTCTAGAAGTGTATCCCCAAAGACCGTGAGAATCCCGCCAGGAGGCGCGGCTGTCGCACGCAAATTGAATATACCTCTAGAGGAGTACGCAAGACAATGGGCTGCTATTAATGGAAGGAGTCAGTAATGGGTAATCAAAATCGTATGAGTCGTGAACTGGAATCTCGTGAGAACAATCTACATGATCAACCATGGGAACCCCCGTCATCGATACCAACTCCTGATCCACAAGACGGATATGCTTTTAGATGGGTCCGTACTATGGTGATGGGTCTAGATGATGCTCGAAATGTTTCGATGCGCCGTCGAGAAGGTTGGGAGCCTGTAAAGGCAGAAGATCATCCAGAACTGCTTCTTGATTTGGGCCTCGACGGGTCTGCCTCGAAGAATGGACTAGTTTTGTTTGGTGGCCTTATGTTGTGCAAGAATCTCGAAGAGAAAGTCGGAAAGCGTAATGGTTATTACGAAGGTATGGCTGATCAACAGATGAGATCCGTGGACAACAACTTTATGCGAGAGAATGATGCCCGTATGCCGCTCTTTAGTGAGAAGCGTGCGGAAGTCACTTTCGGACGTGGCAAATAACTTTTAAGGAGTTTTAAATGGCATATCCTACCCTTGCTGGACCTTACGGTCTGCGCCCGATCAATTTGGTCGGTGGTCAGGTGTACGCTGGTCAAACTCGCCAAATCCCGATTGCCTCTGGTTCCGCTACTGACATCTTCTATGGTGACGTAGTAGCCCTAACCACATCAGGTACTCTGGAGAAGACGACGACCACCGACACCGGCGTTGATATTGTTGGTGTATTTCTTGGCGTTACTTACGTCAATCCCACTACTAAACAGCCTACCTACGCTCAGTTTTATGACGGCCCAATTACGGGTACGACTACCTATGCGTATGTACAAGATGATCCTGATCAGTTGTATCAGGCTGCTGTTGTTTCGAGCGGAACGACTATTGGTGGCGTAACTCGCGCTGCTGTTGGTCAGAACGCCGAATTGGTCCAGAATAGTGGTTCTACCACTAATGGTGATTCAAGAGTCGCAGTTCTTGCAACAACTGGCACAGCCACTACGCTGCCTTTGCGTGTGATTGATGTTGTTCCTGAGACTGTTAACGCATCCGGTTCGTATACGGAAGTGATTGTCAAGTTTAATATTGGCGCTCACACCTATACTTCTGCTGATGCCGTAGCATAAGGAGCAACTAAATGGCTATCTCACGCGCACAACTTTTAAAAGAACTTCTCCCAGGGCTTAATGCTCTGTTTGGTATGGAGTATGGTCGCTATGGCGAAGAGCACAAAGAGATCTTTGTAACTGAGACCTCTGAGCGTTCTTTTGAAGAAGAGGTCAAATTATCTGGCTTCTCCGCCGCTCCAGTAAAGAACGAAGGTCAGGCTATTTCTTATGACAACGCGCAGGAAGCATTTTCTGCTCGTTACAGCCATGAGACAATTGCTCTGGGCTTCTCAATTACTGAAGAAGCAATTGAGGACAACCTGTATGACAGCCTATCGGCTCGTTATACCAAGGCTCTGGCCCGTGCTATGGCATATACCAAGCAAGTTAAGGCTGCAAACATCCTGAACAATGGTTTCAACTCTAACTACCCCGGTGGTGACGGCGTTGAACTGTTCTCGACTTCGCACCCGCTTGTTTCTGGCGGAACTAACTCCAACGAGCCTTCCACTCCTGCTGACCTGAATGAGACCTCCCTTGAGGCGGCCGTTATTCAGATCGCTGCTTGGACGGACGAGCGTGGCCTGCTGATCGCTGCAAAGCCACGTAAATTGGTTGTTCCTCCCGCACTGATGTTCGTTGCAACCCGCCTCTTGGAGACTGAACTCCGTGTTGGTACAAATGACAACGACATCAACGCTCTGAAGAACAATGGTTCTATCCCCGAGGGTTACTCTGTTAACCACTTCTTGACGGATACGAACGCATGGTTCCTGACGACGGATGTTCCCAACGGTCTGAAGCACTTCATCCGTACTCCAATGAGTACTTCTATGGATGGGGATTTTGACACCGGTAACGTACGTTATAAGGCTCGTGAGCGTTATTCGTTCGGTTGGTCTGATCCGCTCGGTATTTTTGGTTCACCGGGTGCATAAAACAAAAGGGGGGTTACAAGCCCCCCTTTTGGTATTAAACTATAGAGACTAGGATTTTTAGTTACAGGTACTGACCTAGCAGACTTAGTAGAGAACCTGTAACGAGTCGTGCTACTACACGGAGATAAATATGGCACTTTCAACTACCCAGAGTATCTGGCGTTCGGGCGGTGGGGATCAAACTCGCACCGCATACTGTGGTTCCGGCGTTATGGCTGCTCAGTTCTATATTGCTGATGCATCTGTTGCTACTGCTACCAATGTCAAAGTTTCATCAACTTCTGGCGCCCCTAACCTAATTCTTCCTGCAGGTGCAGTTGTACTGTCTGTAGAAATTAATGACGCAGGTACTGGATCTGTTGATCTTGGAACCCGTAATTACGTTAGCGGATCTGTTACTGGTGCGGCTATCGCAAATAACTTATCTGTTGCTGCTGTTGGTTCTGTTACCGCTGGCTTGACTCGCACTGCTATTTCTGCTCTGTCATACGTAACTGTAACTATTGACACTTCAGGTGCAGGTACTGTTGGTGGATACATCACATACTTTGTGGCAGATCCAACTCTTGGTCAGCAAAGCGCTTAATAGGAGGCTACGATGCCTACCATGCAATATGATGTATTAGCGACGAAACCGCTGACTAGTACAGGCAACTTTAAAGACCAAAACAATTTCGACATCAATCGGAATCGTATCAAAACCGTTTATGCAATAAATGGTGCGAGTGCTGGTTCTGTCGTTATTCGTGAAGGTGGGGCTAGTGGCAACATCGTGCTTACCGTAGAAACCGCTGCAAGCGGTACGGCTGGTTATACCATCATTCCTTTACCGGGTGAAGGTATTCTGGTTAAAACGGGCACGATGCACGGCACCGTTACTAATACAACCTCAATAACGCTTTTTTACGGATAATAAATGCAAAAAGAAAAGTCCTACAGCGTTGCAGGTCGCAAACTGATGCTTGGTTTGCCGACTTACGACTTTAAACTCTCTGCAAAACTTGCTATTTCAATGGCAAATTTTTGTGCGCTTGCTGGCCAACATGGGGTATCCATACAGATTAGCAACATTTCTGGGTGCTCTATTGTGGCTCGGGCGCGCAATTTGATTGCTGCTGATTTTATGGCAAGCGATTGCACGGATTTAATGTTTATTGATTCAGACATTAATTTCAATGCAAACGATTTGTTTAGGTTGCTGGCTTGGACTTCTGATCCTAAATGCGGTATTGCTGCCGGTATTCCGGTGGCCCGCAAAAAGGCTAAAACATTTATTTCCACACTATATAAAGACGAGAACGACGAACTCGTTATGAATGAAATGGGGCTTATCCGAGCAAATCAGGTGGCTACTGCATTTATGATGATTCGTCGTGATGTCTTTGAAACTTTGGATGCCAATCATCCTGAATGGGAATACCTAGATGACCGGATTGAGGCTGGGAAACTAAAAGCCTTTTTCCATTTTGATGTAATACCAGAAGGTTACGTTGGTGAAGATTACTTATTTTGCAACCGTGTCCGTGAATATGGCTATGAGATTTGGGTTGATCCCACGATCACACTAGGTCACATGGGTATGGAAGAATTTGTGGGCAACTTTGGAGAAGATTGGCTTTATCCAAAACTCAAAGCAGCCCCACCGAAAGAAAAGGCGGCTTAAATGGCTAAGACTCCTGCATGGCAACGCAAAGAAGGAAAGAACCCAAAAGGTGGGCTAAACGCTAAGGGTAGGGCATCTTATAACGCTGCCAATCCCGGTAAGCCCGGCTTGAAGGCTCCGCAGCCAGAAGGTGGCTCGCGCAAAAAATCGTTCTGTGCCCGCATGACGGGTATGAAAAAGAAGTTAACTAGCGCCAAAACCGCTAACGATCCAAACAGCCGTATCAATAAGAGCCTACGGGCGTGGAAGTGCTGACATGGAGCAGTTGATTTTGTTTTCTTGGTCTGGCGTATTGTCTGCCTTGGTAGGTGTGGCAGGGTTTGTTGCATGGGAAAAAAATAACAAATTAAATACGTTAGAAAAATTGTTAAACGATACTAAATTGGAGGTGACCCGTGAAAACGTCACTAAAGCAGAAATTGAAAAACTTGAGCGCTACATTGATGGGCGCTTTAACAAATTTGAAGAAAAAATTGACCGACTTATTGAAGCGAGGTAAATGATGGCTATTACAGATATTGCTAAAAATTTAGGAATTATCCCCCGAATGATGGCAAAAGCATATGAGGATAAAAAAGATACGATTTCTAGTTTGACCGGAGAAAATGAAGCGCTTAAATCACAAATAGAAGCGCAAAAAGAAAACCAGTCAAAAGGTATGAAGAAAGGCGGTAAAGTATCGTCCGCCTCCAAACGTGCTGATGGTTGCGCTCAACGGGGTAAGACCCGTGGGAAGATGGTCTAATGCCTGCTGTTAGTAAAAAGCAGGAGCGATTTATGCAAGCGGTGGCTAATAACCCAAAGTTTGCAAAAAAGGTGGGCGTACCAACGTCCGTAGGCAAAGAGTTTACTAAAAAGGAAGGTGGAGTCATGAAAGAGTCAAAGGCAATGATGAAGAAAGAAGTGTCCTTCATGAAGAAAAAAGGCGCTCCCAAGTCCATGCTTAAGCATGAGATGAAAGAGGCCGGTATGAAGAAAATGAAGTCGGGTGGTTTGGCTGCTGGTCACAAACAAGCCGATGGTGTTGCCAAAAAAGGCAAAACACGCGGTATGCAAGTCCGCATGATGGGCGGCGGGAAGTGCTAAATTGAGAGCGTGCCGGGGTATGGGTGCAGTAAACCCTAAAAAACTGCCAAAGGCTATGAAGCCAGCCAAAACTGTCAAGAAAAAAGACGGGGATTTGTCTGTTGCTATTTATTCCCAAGGCGGTCAGTCTCGTGTAAACGAGGCAGGTAACTACACCAAACCCGGTATGCGTAAGTCTATATTTGAGCGTATTAAAGCCGGTGGTAAAGGAGGTGCTCCTGGTCAATGGAGCGCCCGTAAGGCTCAAATGATGGCTCTCCAGTATAAAAAGGCTGGTGGTGGATACAAGGATTAGGTTTCCAATATACGACGCTAAAACTGACGGCAACGTATTTTATTGGATTTTAGAGGCATCAGAGGACTTTAGAAAAATTAGGCAACGGGAACGGTATGTCGAACTTGAAAAAGCCGCAACAAAGTCTGAAGGCTTGGACGCAACAAAAGTGGAGAACTAAAAGTGGCAAACCTTCTACGCAAGGACCGAAGGCTACAGGGGAAAGATACCTCCCAAGCAGCGCCATCAAAGCGCTCTCCCCGCAAGAGTACGCCGCGACCACTCGCGCCAAGCGAGCCGGTAAAGCCGCAGGAAAGCAGTTCGTCGCCCAGCCAAAGAACGTGGCTGCAAAAACTGCTCGGCATAGGAAAATAGCATGACAACTTCAGGCACATCAGAATTTAATCTCGAACTTCGGGACATAATAGAAGAAGCGTTTGAGAGGTGTGGTGCCGAACTACGGACTGGTTACGACCTTAAAACAGCACGTCGAAGCCTCAACCTATTGACGATTGAGTGGTCTAATCGAGGTATTAACCTGTGGACTATTGAAGAGGGTGCAATTACCCTGCAGACTGGGCAAGCAACCTATCCGCTTCCAGTTGATACGATTGATTTGCTAGAGCACGTAATACGTCAAAATGCTGGGAGTACGGCGACTCAATCTGATATAACAATTAGCCGTATTAGTGTTTCTACCTACGCGTCTATCCCTAATAAGACTTCTCAGGGGTTGCCAATTCAAATTTGGGTGAATCGACAATCGGGAACTACCGCCGCTACTTCTTTGACGTTAAATGGCGGTATTTCTTCGTCGGATACCACAATTACTTTATCTTCTACAGATGGTCTTTCGTCTACTGGGTATATACAAATAGGCACAGAAATTATCAATTACACAGGGAAAACCACTACTCAGTTACAAAATTGCATCCGTGGGCAGGCTGGAACTACTGCTGCAGCGCATCTAACGGGAGCATCGATATCTGTTCCTTATTTACCCAACGTCAATATTTGGCCTACCCCTAATTCACCCGGAACTCAGTACCAACTTGTATATTGGAGACTAAAGAGAATCCAGGATGCAGGTGATGGTGGAGTACGAACTCAAGACATACCCTTTAGACTGCTACCTTGCCTTGTGGCAGGGCTGGCATACCACTTATCAATGAAGATCCCCGGTGCGGAACAGCGGGCAGAAATACTAAAATTGGCATATGAGGAACAGTGGAATTTGGCTGCTGGCGAAGACCGTGAAAAGGCTTCCATCCGGTTTGTCCCACGAGAGTTCTTCATTGGTGGTGGTGGATACTAATGACTACGAAATTTACTCTTGGTCGCATTGCAATTGCGATGTGCGACAGATGTGGGTTTCAATTTAGACTACACGAACTTCGTACAGAAATTGTAAAGACCAAAAATGTTAACCTCAGAGTTTGCCCCGAATGCTGGGACCCGGACCAACCCCAGTTGTCGCTTGGTTTATACCCAATTGACGACCCCCAAGCCGTCAGAAATCCTAGACGTGACACGTCTTACTTGGCAAGCGGCGTTACTGGGTTGCAATTATTGGCTACAAACAGTACTTCTGTTGATGGTTTTGGTACACCCGCAGGGGGAAGTAGGCAAATCCAATGGGGGTGGAACCCAGTAGGTTTAGGAAATGATGGTGGTTTAACCCCCAATAACTTAGTTAGTAAGGGACAGACCGGAACAGTAACAATTCAGATCACTTAGGAGATAAAAATGAATGTAAAAAAAGCAGTACACAAACATGAAGCCAATATGCATCCTGGTACGCCAAAAACTAAATTGGCTAAGGGTGGTAAAACTAATGCAGACATGAAAAAATATGGGCGTAACATGGCTAAAATAATGAACCAACGCTCAAGTGGAAGGGGTCGATAATGAGCAGCGATAAATTTGAGTATTTTTCAGCGGATATTAAAGATCCGTGCGGTAAATATACACAGCCTAAAACCTATACCACAGATATGGGTGGAAAGGAAAATGTTGGGTATCCAAATGCGGTGCCTAATACTCAAACCCAAATGACTCGCGGCGGTAAGGCCCAAACTAAAGGTCGTGGGCATACCACTAAAATGGGGTAATTTGTGAACTACGCCACTCTGTTTGAGACGATTAAAGGATACGTCGAAAACGACTTCCCAAATACCTCGTGGACTGATTCTGCAGGTACGGGCACGGTTACTTTTACGAGTACCGAACAGATCAACACGTTTATTCAAGAGGCTGAACAACGTGTATTTAACTCTGTCCAAATTCCTGACTTACGAAAGAACGTGACCGGTAACTGTACGATTAATAACAAGTACCTTTCCGTTCCGTCAGACTGGTTGGCTAATTTTTCTTTGGCGGTTATCGATGCAAATGGTGTCCAAGATTTTTTACTAAACAAAGACGTTGAGTTTATTAGATCTTGTTATCCTAACCCCACAGATACTGGTGCGCCAAAATATTATGCAATTTTTGACCAAAACTCGTACATTCTTGGGCCGACTCCAGATGCTTCGTACAATATGGAACTCCACTATTTCTATTATCCGCAGTCTATTGTTACTGCTGGTACATCTTGGTTGGGGGATAAGTTTGATTCTGTATTGCTTTATGGTTCTTTGCTGGAAGCGTATACGTACATGAAGGGTGAAAAAGACGTAATTATGGAATACCAAAAACGCTATGATGAAGCCTTAGCAATGCTTAAACAACTTGGCGAAGGCAAGAACCGTCAAGATATGTATCGCACCCAACAAGCGAGGTATCCAGTCAGATGAGCAGCATGAGCGAAGTAGCCTTCCTTTTAGGTGGCACAAACGTCAAAGTCCTTACGACTTCTGGTCGTGGGTTCACGCCTGAAGAAATGGCTGAACGGGCTTTGGATAAGATTATCTCTGTTGGCTCACAGACTCACCCCGCCATTCGGGATCAAGCCGAGGCGTTCAGGAATCAGATCCGGCAAGTTTTAGTGTATTACATGAAAGAAACCGTCAGAACACACCACGTGACTCTGGCAAACAAGTTCAGGAACGCTGGACATCCTGATTTAATTAAACTTTTAGATGAATAAAGGAGCCTAATATGGCGATCACCCAAGCAATGACAACCTCGTTTAAGGCACAACTTCTGTTGGCTGTACACGATTTCCGTCCCTCAGCGGACACAGGCGCAGACGTTTTTAAACTGGCTCTGTATACATCTGCTGCAACATTAGACGCTAACACGACTACTTATAGCGCTTCTAACGAGGCAAGTGGCTCTAACTATACGGCTGGTGGTCTAGCACTGACCAACACTGGGGTAACGGCAACCAACATTAATGCCAATACCGGTACAGGTTTCTGCGACTTTTCCGATCTGACCTTCCCGAACGTATCGGTGACGGCTC